TGATCTCTAATAGATATGGTTTGTTTTTAAATATGATATGATCTACACCTACCATGTAAGCTCTAGATAATCTAGCTGCCTTTAATACAAGTTCTCTTTCTTCATCACTTAATATATATGGTGACGCCTCTGCGCCTCTGTGTGTGTTTGATCTAAAGTCAAAACTACTGTGAGTTCTTTTTGTACTAGCAAAGATTTTATTATCTATTACAAACGTTCTTATGTCAAAATCTGAAGGCATGTATTCTTGTATTAGAAGTTCTGCCTCTAGTTTCCACATCGCTTGTACAGTCGCCACAAGGCCTTCGTAACTTTCTATTTTGATTACTCCTACGCCTTGTGTTCCTGTTAGTGTCTTTAAGATGATAGGAAATTTTCCACCAATCATATCTAAGCCACTTTTAATATTGTTCTCGTTTGAAATGAATGCTGTTTTAGGCATTGGTAATCCAAACTTCTCAAATAATAATGCTGTTGTTAGTTTGTTATCACAAGTTAGCATTGAAGCTCTTGTGTTCATCATAAACGCTTGTGAGTTTTGAAATGATGATATTAAAGAAAGACCTGCTTCATTTTGAAGTGCGCCACCTCTAACTATACAACAAGTATCTCTACCAACAAAAGTATGTTCACCTTGTTTACCGTCATAGTTATAAACAGTAAGTGTTCCTTTGTCTTCGTCTTTAGCTGTGATGATCGTTGAGTCTGTGTTTACAATAACACACTTGATACCTTTTTTCTTACACGCCTTTTGTATAAGATCGGCAGTAGTGTTTTCTTTAGGGTCTTTTGAGTTAGCCACAGTTACCATAGCAACCGTGATCGCTTTATCTCTACGACCTATATCTGTCTCTGTTATAAACTCTTTAAACTTGGGTACTTGCATTGTTAGTATTATCCTTAGCTTCCACTTTTTTCCCTATATTATATTTCGCTGATAGGTTCCACTCTTTCTTTTCCTTAAAAGGTAATACTTTGATTTGTGATAATGGCGCTTTGTCTTCCGACTTTGCTTTGTCCACTATGTCAATTAAATTCCAATCTTGTAATAAAATAGAGATTGTGTTTCTTCTTTGAATATCGTTTTGTGATAGAGTTGCTTTCTTACCATCTAATGCAAATAGTTCTTTAAAATGTGTTATGAAATACTTACCTTGTTTGTGTAATATGTGACAACTTTGGAATAGTGTCTTGTCTTTTCTACTTGCAACACCTATTCTAGTTAAAGTCTCTCTGATCTTTAAAAAGTCATCTGGTTGCTTGATGGTAACTTCTAACATGCTGTCAGCAGTCCAATTAATTTCTTCTTCGCTCATTTAGTTCTCCCACCTTTTAAAAGGCTAATCTTAATTAATTCAATTTGTTCTTCAGTAAGTATATTAAGAGCGTCTTTTGCCTTCTCATTACTATAACCATAATACTCTTTTACATACTCTAAATTCTTCAACTTGGCTTGTGATAACCACTTGCCACCAAATCGCTTCTTTTTTCTAATACTATTTATGTAAAAATTAAACTGGACTTTCTTATCTAAAAAGTGATACCCATTCATTTCGTTTGCTTGAGCAATACAATCATAATGAACGGACATACATTTGTTTATAACGAAAGGAGGGTACTTCTTCTCCCACGTTTCGTCTTCTGTATCTAATAGTTTTTCTTTGCTGAAATTGATAGCGTTAAGATAGTCTCTCAATTCGTACATAATATAAAACTCTTTCTATAATTTTCTTTTATTCTTACTGCCACGCATATAGTGTTGACCTGGTTCGTAATCCCAACGCATACCATGGTGTCCTCTTATGTCAGCATAGAACATTCTCAATTTAACTATCAATGTTCTGAATAGCGTTCTTTTTGCCATTTCTCGTATAACTCCCTTTACCTTTTTTTGGTTTTACTACACTAGGTTTAAACTTCGGAGTTCTTACTTCTTTGGCAACAGGATTGGTTTTGAATATTCTATCCCAACTTTCCCTGTACTTGTCATTTGATAATCTACTTCTACCGTCCCACTTACCTGGCATAATGTTCTCGTTTTCTTCTATTTAGTTTATTTAAATTTACAACCTGCCATTATCTCTGTTAAACAAGCGACCATATTGATCTCTTGGTCAGCGACAAACGCAGACTTGTATTGATACCCAGCAATAATCAATATCGCTTGTGGTACCGACTTCGCATCTAAAGAGGTATATAGCGTCTCATACAACGTCTTAAACAAGGCCGAAGCCTCTTTGTCTAGGTTTTGTACAACCCATTTTCTCATGTCATTAAAACGTTTATCTTTAAGAAGTTTTACAAGTTCTTTAGTATTCGCCTCACCTAGATTGAATAATATACCACTATCAATTTTACCCCTTACAGAGTATCTTTGTAGTTCGTTTATTGTTCTTCTAAAGTCAGGATAATATTTTTGTATTAACTCTGCTAGTACCTTCTTATCAAACCCTATATTCTCATCTTCAAGCACACCCTCTAGTCTTTTAAGAAAGGCAGTAGCAGTTTTAACTCTTTGACCATTTACAATCTTAAAATCAATCACAGTACATCTGGAGTGAAGAGCTGGTATGATTTTGTTTTTGTAATTACAGGTAAAGATAAAACGACAATTCTTATAAAAGGTTTCTATAAAATTACGAAGCGCTGGTTGAACACTATCAGCATTCATATAATCAGCCTCGTCTATTATAACAACTTTATGATTGGCGTCTTCCGTAAGAGAAACAGTAGAGGCAAAGTTTTTGATTTTACTTCTTACAGTATCAATCTGTCTACCCTCGTCACTACCATTTATAATAATGTAATCACTACCTAGTTCTTCACATAAAGCTCTGGCAACAGTAGTCTTACCTGTACCAGCAGAACCTGATAGTAATAGATTTGGTATCTCTTTTTGTTTTAGAAATTCAGTAAATGTTTTCTTTAAGTCTTCTGTAAGAATACAATCACTTATTTTTTTAGGTCGGTATTTCTCAACCCATAGAAAATCAGACATTTAAAACCTCCCTTAAAATTCAGAGTCAGGTTCTAATGCTATCCAATATTGTACAGACTTGTTTCTGTTTACAAAATGAGAAATCTTCGCTTTTGAAATCGCAACATCATAATCATCAACGATCTGTTTAAAGTTTTCTGTTCTAAAGTAAGCAGTAAACTTCTTATCAGATTCACCTACATCAATAGAGTAAGCGTTAGATGATTTGTTTTTCTTATCAGTTGCAATCATTTTAACAGTCTTACCATCACCCATAACAGCAACATCTGGTAGATTTAAGGTAGTTGTACCTTTCATTAATCTAGCAAAGTCATCTTTCTTTAAAGTAAATGTAACATGTTTATCTGGCATGTTGATACCTTTACTTGGCGATACGATAACTGATTTGTCAGCAAAGAAATATTTAATTGATTGTGAAGATTGAGATATCTTAACATTAGTACCACCGTTAAATTTAAGTTCTGGTTTTTCAAATAGTTCAACCGATCTTAAAAACTCTGGTAAATCGTATATCGCAAACTCGTCTTCAAACTTTTCACTTACCTCAGCCTCTGCCAAGATGTTTTTCATAGTAGAAATAGTTTGTATTTTGTTTCCCGGTTTAACCAAAATGTTTTGATTAATATCCGAAAAGTTTTTTAACACATTAATTGTGTCGCTTGTTAGGTTCATTGTTCACTCCTTTTCATAATTTAATATAATATAATTGTATCATAGTTTAGTTTAATTGTCAACCCTAGTTGTTCTTCCCTAGTTCTAACCAATGTAGTACGTTCTCAGGTGAAGACTCACCATATGGGTCTCCATCAAAGTTATCTGACTTACCAGGTTCTTCAAAGATTTTGTTTATAATGCCATCATCAACTATCATAGCATATCTCCAAGATCGGTAACCAAATCCTATTACGTCTTTTTTGACGAGCATACCCATTTGTCTAGTAAACTCACCAGACCCATCAGGTATTACTTTAACATTTTTTATCTTCTCGTTATTCGCCCAGGCGTTCATAACAAAAGAATCGTTTACTGATATACAGTAAATCTCATCTATAAAATGTTTTTTAAATTCTTCTTTTAGATTATCATAACCAGGTAACTGTTGTGATGTACAAGTAGGTGTAAAGGCTCCTGGTAAACTAAACAATACTACTTTTTTTCCTTTGAAAAGATCATCAGTAGTTTTAGTAACCCACTTGCCATTGTCAAACGTACAACCACCGTCTTCTCCTATATCGCCTTCTCTTATTTTAAATTCAATTTTTGGTAACATAATATCCTCGTTAATCATTTGTATATCATTATATATGGAAAGCGCTAAGAAGTCAAGTCTCAGCGCTCTCTATGTTTGATTTATTTTATATTGATAGTTCTAGCTTTCTTATGGTCTGGAACAATCTTCTCTAAAGATACCTTTAAAAGTCCGTCTTTTAATTCGGCACCTATGATTTTAACATCATCTGCGATAGTAAACCCTTTTGAGAAATTTCGTTTAGCAATACCTCTGTGTAATACACCTTCATTGTCTTCAACTTCTTTTTCGTCTTTTGATTTTACTGATTCGATTTTAAGGATATTATCCTCAAACGATATAGATATGTCTTTCTTACTGTAACCAGCTAGTGCCACTTGTATATCATATGTCAAAGAACCTGTCTTTACAATATCATATGGTGGATAAGAATTAGCTGCCGTCATATGTGGCAGATGGTCAACCATGTGGTCGAAGTGATTGAACATATCGTCAAACCCCACCGTGAATGGTTTTAGTCCAGTAAACATTGATTGAATTGCTTTTGAATTGGTCATATAGAACCTCCTTGTGTTAAGCAAAGTTTATTTAAATAGAACCCATTATGGCGTTCTACATCTATTTATATAAGTACGTTATTATAATTTACAACCCTACTTATAGAAATTCACTAGGCTGAGGATCCCTACCAGTTCCCTAGTGAATATCTATAAGTGCCACTTTTTTGATCACGCAGGAGTGGCAACCTGCGATTTGCGACACCGAGATAAATCTCGGGCTTTTACACCGTCAAGGACTTATGAACTGCCTGACCATAATATATATACATCAAAGTATAGTGTAAAATCTAGTAACCTCTTTGAACACGTAATTTCTTTTGATTCTTTTTAAAGTTAGCAATACCCTCTTTTTTCTTACGTCTTTTCTTCTCTGATGGTTTCTCATAGACAGACTTCTCTTTTGCTAGTCTAAAGATTCCTTCTTTTAAAACTTTCTTTTTAAGAACACGCATTGCTTGTTCTAAATTTCCGTTTCTAACATCAATCTTAATACTCAATTTATTTTACCTCCCCTCGTATAAGTGTATTAAAGTGGGTGGCCACTACACCACCCACAAGGACTACACTATGATTGATAGATTTAGTAACCAGAAGAATCCTCCTCGTCACTTGACTCACTATCATTGTCCTTCATTTGTTCAGCTAAATCAGATTTCTTCTGGTCTTCCATAATGCTTTCAGCATTGGCGCCAGCGTCAACCTTCGTGTATAGCTCTACAAACGAATTCTTTGTATCATCATCAAATCTATTAGTACACATTTGAATCGCCTTCATCTTATTATCAAAGATGGCAAACGCTTGTGTGATATGCACTAGTCTTCTAGTTGAGATAATCTCATCAACACCACCATCAAAATAAGTTTTTCTGATAACGTCAGCCCAAGTAGTCAACTTGTCAATAAACTTGTCATCTGTCTTACCAGCGGCTTTTAAAGTGTTGGTTAATATCTTTTTTTCAATCTTCATTGTTGGATAAGATTGTTCAAAAGTAATTGGGAACCTTTCAAGGAACGCCTCATTCAAAACGTTAGTACCGATAAACTTACCGTCTTCGGAACCTTGACCTTTTGTATTCGCAGTAGCGATAACATTAAACCCATCTTTTGGTTTTACAAACTTATTAATCTTTTTAACAAAGACACCTGAACCCTCAAGGATAGGTTGTAAACACATAATCTTATTACTTGCCAAGTCAACCTCATCAAGTAAAAGAACTGCGCCTCTTTCCATCGCCTCAATTACAGGACCATTCTGCCATACAGTCTGGCCATCTTTTAATCTATAACCACCAAGTAGATCATCTTCATCTGTCTCAATAGTAATATTAACTCTGATCAATTCTTTTTTCAACTCGGCACACGCTTGAGTTACACCCATCGTTTTACCATTACCTGAAAGACCTGTAATAAACACAGGATAAAATTGATTCGATTTTACAATTTGTTTTACATCTGGATAGTTACCAAACGATACGAATATAGGATCCTTCTTCGGAACTATATTACCTACCAAACTTGAAACAACATAAGCAGCTTCTGTCTTTGTCTCATCAAGTGATCTGGCTGGAATATCTTTCTGGCCCAATAACTGTTCGTTCTCGGTAACGTTACCCAAATCAAGTGGTAACTTGTA